AGCTCGCCGCTGTTGCCATGCACTCCAAGGTCTACTACGACTTGGTTGAGCGCAAGGCCATCGATTATGTGACCGAGACCGACGCTCGTCTGACGTCTTCGGTGACTGATTTCGTTGGCGGCAGCATCGCTGGTGCTTACGGCAACCCCACGGTTCCTACCTACATGGGTCTGCGTGTCATCGTCTCCGATGATGTGCAAACCGATGGCAGCGGTAGCTCCACCGAGTACGCCACCTACTTCTTCACCCAAGGCGCTATTGCCTCTGGTGAGCAGATGGCGATGCAGACTGAAACCGACCGTGACATCCTCGCCAAGAGCGATGCCATGTCGATTGACCTGCACTACTGCTACCACCCCGTTGGCGCCAAGTGGGGCGTGACCACCTCGAACCCGACCCGCGCTCAACTGGCAACAGTTGGTAACTGGTCGAAGGTGTACGAAACCAAGAACCTTGGTATCGTGCGGGCGACCAACACCTCTAACTTCGATTGAGGTAACTGATCATGGCATCCATCTTTGAAGCAGTCGCCGGCCTGGCGATTGGTTATCCCCAAGGTACTGGCGGCGCTGTCGTCCAGGAAACCAGCAAGGCTACTGGGGTCACCCTCAACAAGCCCGCTGGTGAGATCACTACCCACGACGCCTCCCTCGCTGGTGGCGCTGAAGTGAGCTTTGTTGTGACCAACTCTTTTGTTGGCCTCAACGATGTTCCCGTCGTGGCTGTCCGCTCCGGCGCTACCACTGGCACTTATGTTGCCAGCGTGAGTGCTGTTGCTGCTGGCTCGTTCACTGTCACCTTGTCGAACCTCGGTACTACCGCAGGCGAAGCACTGGTGCTGAACTATGCCGTTATCAAGGGCGCTGAAGCCTGATTATGGGGCTGTTCGCTTTCCGGCGACTGCGTGAGCTGGAGGCTGCTTCTACGGAGGCGGCCTCTCTTTCTATTGCGGAGCCTGCACCTACACTAGAACAACAGGAGCCACCCGACGATGGCAGTAGTAATCGTGGCCACACCAGGGGCCGCCGACGCAAACTCGTACCTGACGCTGGCAGCAGCACAAGAGATCATTGATGGTTTCGTGCAGGATGCTGATGTAACCGCATGGGCATCGGCTACAACTGACCAAAAGAACCGCGCATTGTTTACCGCCACGCAACGCCTCGACCGCGAGCGGTTCCTTGGCGCAAGGGCGACTGATACGCAGGCTTTGCAATGGCCGCGTACTGGCGTGCGCAAGCCTGATACCTACATCAACACCTACGCCGTTGGCTTTCCGTTTCGGATTACCACTGACTACTACACCGACACCGAAATCCCAACGCAGGTGCAGTATGCGCAGGTGGTGCTGGCCACTTACCTCAACAACAACCCTGATGGCATTGGGCTGAGCGGGTTGGAAGACTACAAGAACGTCAAGATCGGCAGCATTGACGTGACGCCTAACCTTGGCTACGGCGCTGTTGGTGTTGATAAGGTGCCGCCGCTAATGGAGCGATACCTCACAGGGCTTAGAATTAGTGGACCAGGCAACTTCGCCATTAAACGGTCATGAGCATTTTCATTGGCGGCGGTGATGCAGTACCCCGCGAAGGTCTCGAGATCCCAACGCATGATCACATTAGCAATACCTACGACGGCAACAATAACTTGTTGACTGCAGTTTACAAACGCGGTGGATCTAGCGGCAGGATCGTAGCAACATTAACAATGACGTATGACGCCAGCGACAATTTGCTAACCGTAGACAGGAGCTAGCCATGGCGCGATTCAACCTGTTTTCCGGCAAGATCCTGCAAGGCATTGACCTATTGGATCTTGAGGATAACAATAAGGTCATGCTGACGCTCAATGGACTACTGCTCATTGGGGCGGGTTTAATTTCTCTGCCTTATGGGTTTATTTTGGCCGAAGACCGCAGTAATATAACTTGTGAAAACAGCGACAACATTCTGCTTGAGGCGTTTAAGCAATGAACGTCGCGGCACTACCGTCCTTTACAGGCTTTGACCATGAGTGACACCAATTACCTCGCTATTGATTACTCGATAGGCGCCACATTTATTGATGGCACCACCACGTTTACAGGCCGATGGGGTGCCATTCACTTTACGAGTAATACGCATATTGAGGAGATTACAGTGCAAAATTATGATGGCGCTGCATTAGCGGGTAACACGTTTGATGCGTCAACAACGCTCTATGGCGTGTTTACCAGCATCAAGCTGCAAAACGGCCACTGCGTAGCCTATAAGCTCTGATGACACTAGCCAGCCCGCTACGCAAGGTTGCCAGCAAGCTGATGGCAAAATTTGGCGGCGAGGCAACTATTCGTCGTGTAACAACTGGCGTTTATAACACTACAACTGGCACCGCAAGTGAAACCACGGCTGATACCGCAGTCCGTGGTGTGCTGGAAGATGTCAACCTGCGCGAGGTTAATGACCTGATTCAAGCTGGCGACAAGCGTTTGTTGATTGCAGCGGCTGATATTGCTAATGCGCCAACAACTGCAGATGAAGTGCTGATTGGCGCAGTCGTGCATCAAGTGATCACGGTGCGAACCATCGAGCAGGACAATACCGCCATCACCTACGAGTTAATCCTGAGGGCATAATGACACGCACCATCCGCGTTGGTGATATTGGCGACTATGCCAGCCAGCAGATGGAGAAGTTGCTGCGGGTTGCGGTGTTAGAAACTGACAGCCTCGTTAAGCTGCTTAGTCCAGTTGACACTGGACGGTTTCGTGTTAGCTGGCAGGTAGGCGAAAACAGCGCAGGCGGTGGTCAAAAACCTGAAGGCAGCTATACCACAACAGAATTCGGTAGCGCAGCCGCTGCGCAATCAGCAATTCCCATTGAACGGCTTGGCTACAGTCAAGAAAAGCTGGGCAACGTTTACAGCGTGCACAATAACCTGCCGTATGCTGAGAAGCTGGAAACAGCACCCTTGGACCAAGGCAGCAGCATTCAAACCGACGGGCCAGGTTGGGTACGCGGCATTGCCAAAGACATCCAAGGGCTTGTGCAAGTCAATGCTGACCGCATCGGGAGGGAATCATGAGTAGCAACTACAACGATGTTCGCGCTGCCATTGAGGGTCGCATCGCAGCAGAGATGGCATTAGCTCCGGTGTATCCGATCAGCTATCAAAACGTCCCGTTCACGCCACCTAACAACACGCCATGGGCGCAGGCGTTCATTCGCTTTGGCGATAACAACTACGCTACGCTGCTGCCAACAGGTGGTGTCGGGTTCAACCGTCAAACCGGCACGTTGGTGATCAATGTGTTCACGCCACAGGGTCAAGGCACTGCGGCAAACTTCACCATTGCAGAGCGGCTAAAAGATCTATTTGATCGTCAAATCGTATCTGGTATCATCTTCGACGCCGCATCAGGTCCAGCGCAGGTAACACCTGCCGCGCCTGAGCCTTATTTCCAAACGCAACTTACCATTACGTTTGAAGCCTATTTAGACTGACGCAGCCACTACCGTTCACAACATGGCTGTTACTGTTTTGTCCGGTACGTCCGGCGCCCTCTATTACAAGCCTGCTGGCACCACTGGGACATTCCCAGAGACTGGTGTCAACGCAAGCACTGATGTCATCACGATTCAGCAGTACCTCAACCTGAAGCCTGGCGACCCCGTTAAGTTCCGCGTCATCAACAGCCAAACCGGCGCCAGCGGTACCGGCACGCTGCCTGCTCCGATCGACGCAAGCACCACTTACTACGTTCTGACCTACACCGCTGCCACTGGCGCGCTGACGGTTTCAGCAACTGCTGGTGGCACCATCCTTGCCATCACCGATGACGGCACCGCCGTGGCGCCTAACGAGTTTGAGGTGTATTACGCCGACTACGCCGCCGTTGGCCAAGTGCAGTCGTGGTCCTTTGAGGTGAGCCGCGCTGAAATCGACGTGACTACCATCGGTCAAACTGCTGGTCAGTACGCACCTTTCCGTGCTTACATCCCCGGCTTTGCTGATGGTACCGGCACTGCTACCGTTTATGTCACCAACGAAGACGCAGCACTGTCTAACCGGATGGTTGAAGACGTGCTCCAGCGTCAGCAAGTCGGTTGCGGCTTCAAGCTGTATACCGACAAGGGCACCACTGAGGCCCTCAGCCGCAGCATCGGCATGGATGCTGTACTGCTGAGCGCCAGCCTGAACATCAACCCCGACGATGCTCAGCAGGTGGAGATCACCTTCCGCCCGAGCGGCACGCCTACGTTTGACTTCAGCACCTCTGCTTGATCGGTCATCACATAGACCCCCGGCTTGCGCTGGGGGTTTTTTGTGCTTAAAGTAATAGCGAATCACTCATATTTATGGCAACCACGTCTGCACTGTCACGCCTCAAGAAAGCCGCCAACTTGACGCCCGTTAAGCGCACGGTTAAGTTGAGCGATGGCACTGATTTTGAGTTTTACTCGGCACCGCTTACGATGTCCGAACGTGAGCGGGCGCAAAAGATGCCTGGCGGCGATGACCCCAATGGCTTTGCATTGAACCTGCTAGTTACCAAAGCAGTTGATGATGCAGGGCAGCGGCTGTTTGCTGCAGGTGAAATTGCCGAATTGAAAAATGAGGTAATGGATGCTGACCTGCAAACACTGATGCTTGCGATCATCACCAACCCAGAGGAGGAAGAGGTTGACATGAAAAGCACTCAAGCGG